AGTTACAGGTAAAACACCCGAATACTTTCTGGTCGGGTGGATACCTATTAGCCACGCTAAGGTGCGCCAGCACTGGTCGGCTTCCAATAGTAATTGGTGGGTCAATCAAGAGCATTTGCGCCCTATGCAAGATTTCTTAGGAAGTGATTATGCAAACGCTACGTTTCCGGTGTCGTAGGTGTAAGAAGGTTCAGCCACACACATCCAGCGAAGAATTTGGCGCACTGCCGCAAGGCATGGTGCTAGTCGAATGCCAGGTATGCGAAGTAGTAGGCATAGAAAACCTGGAGAATGAAGTAAAAAGCGTTGCTAAAGCTTTAAAGGATGAACTGGGTAAGCCAGATGCCTAGTTACCAATATGTCTGCGGCTACTGCGGCGCTGATTATGATCTAACACTATCCATCCATGATGAGATTCCTTCCACAATCTTATGCACATGTAAAGCAGACATGAGTCGGGTCTACTCAACTTTCGGGATAGTCCTAAAGGGCCATGGATGGGGTAAAAGCCGATGAATAAATTGTTATCAAATCGTTATAATTGGTTTAAGCGTAGTCCACGCATAAAGGCCCTTGACATGAGCAGTAGCATAAACCGCTACTGGACCCCGGGCGAAGAACCCCTTAAATTAAGAGCTTCAATTAAAACCCCGAAGATACTAAATAAAATACTGGTTCTTAGTATCTTCATCATAACAACACTTGGCCCTACCTATGCCTATGCAGTATCTACATATAGCCAAGATAGATGGAAGCTTTACTTGCATATGAAGGTAGTAAGCAATAAGCAATATCTATGTATAAGCCGTTTATGGTATTTGGAAAGTAGATGGAATAACCGGGCCGATAATCGCACATCTACCGCTTATGGTATTGCCCAGGTATTAGGCACTAAAACTAATGATCCATATAAGCAAATAGATTTAGGACTTAAATATCTAAAGCATAGATATAAAAGCGATGGGTGCAAAGCTTTAAAGCATCATTATAAAAATGGATGGTATTGATGTCTAAAGCAGAGATAAGCACTAGACGATGGCGCAAGCTTAGAGAACGCATACTGGCTAGAGATGGTCATATGTGCCAGGTATGCGGTAGCCAAGAGCAATTACAAGTGGATCATATAATTAGCCGTGTAGACGGCGGTCAAAATAACGAGTCGAACCTTCAAGTGCTCTGCAAGTTATGTAACCTGCGGAAGGGCAAAAAGAGCGGTTTTTTGAGCGTAAAAGGCCACCCCCCCTTTCTTTTCCTGCCTAAATCGACCCAAATGAGCGTAGATTTTGACCTATTTGAAGAAAAAGGCGATAAATGACAACTATTTTGGTAGACGAAGAAACCGCGCCTAAGCCAAAACTCATGGGGAGTTTAGAACCCAGGGTGCACACGCCTTACCTAGAAGGCAAGTCAATTAGCCGCGAAGTCGAGAAGCTTGCAGAGCAGATAGGCATGCCGTTAATGCCATGGCAAAAGTTCGTGCTAAATGACATGATGAAAGTCAACGACGATGGGAACTTTCGCCGGAAAACCAATTTACTTTTAATAGCCAGACAAAACGGAAAAACGCACCTGGCGACGATGCTGATCTTATGGAACTTACTAAATGGCAAACGCGTTGTGGCGCTTTCTTCTTCTCGGCTTATGGCTTTGGATACTTACCGGAACGTTATCCATATAATCGAAAGTAACGATTTTCTACGCAAACAATTAAACGGAAAACCTCGAATGGCTAATGGCCAAGAGCATGTAAGCTTCAAAAATGGCGGCCGCTACGAAATCGTTGCAGCTACACGCGACGGCGCTCGCGGTCGTAATGCCGATTTCCTATTTATCGACGAATTACGCGAAGTCAGCGAAGAAGCTTTTAAAGCCGCTACGCCACTTACACGATCTAAAGCAAATGCCATGTCGCTTTATGTATCGAACGCTGGCGATGGTTTTAGTACCGTTTTAAATGGCCTGGTCGAACGCGCAAAATCTTATCCACCGGAAACCTTTGGCTATTATGAGTATTCAGCTGAACCCTTTTGCAAAATCGAGGACCGAAACCAATGGGCCAAGGCAAACCCGGCCCTGGGTTACACGATTACCGAGGAAACCCTAGAAGAAGCCGTAGCGACGTCAACGGTAGAAACTACAAAAACTGAAATGCTTTGTTTGTGGATCGATAGCCTTTTGAGCCCCTGGCCACACGGCATTTTAGAAGCTACTGGCGATTCTTCTATAAAGTTCGTGGCAGATGGCCGCCTAACTATCTTTGCGTTTGATATAGGGCTATCTAGGCGTAGTGCCAGCCTAGTTTGCGGTCAATTACTCGACGATGGCCGGATAGCAGTCGGAATTCTTAAAACTTGGGAAAGCCAGGGCCAGGATGTAGATAATCTAAAGATAGCCGCCGACATTAAAGAAAAGTGCGATGCCTATCGGCCGCAGATGGTCTGCTACGACAAATACGCAACTGCTTCTATTGCCGAGCGCTTAACAAACTCCGGTGTTGTCTGCAACGACATTTCCGGGGCCGCTTTCTATACCGCGTGTGGGGATCTCTTAGATGGCCTGGTCAATAATCGCGTCGTGCATGCAAATCAGGAGTTATGGGTAAGCCATATGAATAATTGCGCCGCCAAAACTAATGACTCAGCTTGGCGTTTGGTAAAAAGGCGTAGCGCCGGGCCAATTGATGCGGCGATTAGTAGCGCCATGGTGGTTCACCAATTAATTAAGCCACAAAGCAGGCCAAGCATCGTAAGCCTTTAATCCGACACGCTAGCGGTCTAATACCACGACTTTTTAGCCAATGTGCTTGACAGGTTGAAAAAATTCGTGCATGGCGATTCTTGATTTCTTTGGTGTGCGTTCCAAAGCTGAACCAACCCCAAAAGCTGAAGTAAAAGCACAATACGCGCCAGCCGTAATGGATTCTCCATTCTCTACATTCTTTGGCGCAAATAATTATGGCGGTTATAACAATTACGCAAATGCTTTAGTTCGCCAGGATGCTATGGCCGTTCCGACAATAGCTAGATGCAGGTCCTTAATTTGCAATACGATAGCCGGAATTCCGTTACAAATGTATTCAACAAAAACCGGAGAAGAATTACCCAACTTAGTTTGGGTAGATCAACCTGATAAACGCCAGCCAAGAAGCGTAACTATTGCCTGGCTGGTTGATAGTTTGATGATGTATGGGGTTGCGTATCTTTTAGTTACCGAAGTTTATCAAGATGATAATCGGCCAGCGCGTTTTGAGTGGATACAAAACGACCGCGTAACAGTTAAATACAATAGTTTAAATACCGAAGTCGATTATTACACTATCGATGGCGGTAATCGTTTGCCTATGTCTGGCGTAGGTTCGTTAGTTACATTCCAGTCTTTAGATCAAGGTTTATTAATTAAATCTGCTAACACGATTAAAAGCGCTTTAGATGTTGAGAAAGCCGCGGCAGTAGCGGCGCAAACGCCGATGGCCACCGGCTATATCCAGAATTCGGGCGCTGATTTACCAGATGCGCAAGTGCAAGGAATTTTGGCAGCTTGGAAAACCGCTAGGCAAAATCGTGCGACCGCATATTTGACTAGCACTTTGAGCTATACCCCAGTTTCATTTTCACCAAAGGAAATGTTATACAACGAAGCAAAAGCATATTTTGCTTTAGAACTTTCTCGTGCATGCAACGTAAGCGCGGACATGGTTGATGCAGAAGTGCAAAAATCTATGACTTACCAAAATGTTTTAGAGCGTAGAAAAGAATTTATGGCTTACACACTTGCGCCTTACATTTGCGCTATTGAGGATCGCCTAAGCATGGATGATCTATGTGCTCGCGGCACCAAGGTCCGCTTTATGGTTGACGAAACTTATTTGCGTGCAGATCCAGCGGCTCGCCTTGAAGTAATTGAGAAGCTATTAACACTTGGCTTAATTAACTTAGAGCAAGCGATGGAAATGGAAGATCTAACACCTATGGGAAATGAGTCCGCAGATGCAGTTAACGTTCAGTAGTCCAATCGAAGCGGCCGATGCGGGCCGTCGTATTATTTCCGGCGTAGTAGTGCCATTTGGAAAAATTGGAAATACGTCAGTAGGGCCAGTTATATTTGAGCGCGGTTCTATTGCGATTCATGATGGAACTAAAATCAAATTGCTTGCGCAACACGATCCAACGAACCCGATAGGTCGCGCTCAATCCTT